TGATCCGCAGATGCACCACCTCCACAGTCATGGCCGCCAGCGACTTTGCGAAGGCATCGGCCGACACACCCCAATCACCGATCACGTCATACAGATAGATCGTGTCGCCCTCGGCGCGAATGCCCGTACCCTCTTCTGCGTTGTTGCGCAGCAGCGCAGACAAGCAGCTCTTAAGTGCCTTCATTTGGCTTTTCTCCGGTTGGCTTTGCCACGGGGGCAAAGAGCTTGTCACCGCCCTCGACCGGCGGCAGGTTGTTCTCTCGACGCACTTCGTTCTGCGTCATCCAGCCGGCGCCCTGCGTGCCGCCCAGCGAGGTTTTGTAGTACTCGCCGCGGCTTTTCAGGTCGCCGCGTCGCAGCGCCTCGACGTTGCATTCGCAGAAGTACTTCGACGTGCGGAAGAGCTTGCGATTGATCTCCTGCTCGTTGCGGTTGATGTAGGGCTGCAGCGTGTACATCACGAATCCGATGCTCATCTGCTCGATGCCGCTACCCCAACTCGTGCTGCCCTCCGGATCGCCCACCATGAAAGGCGGCACGCCGAAGGCCCGGCAGATGTCCGCATTGGACATCTTGAGCTGCTCGATCAGCTGCGCATCGGCCATCGACATCTGGATGGACTTGAGGTCGACACCCTCGGTGAGAACCATCGGCGTGCCGGTGTTGTTGTAGCCGCGATACTTGCGGTCATACTCGCCGCGCAGCATCTCGCGCTTTTCCGGCGTCATCTTTCCGTCCGTCTTGAAGAAGAACGGCGTATGCAGCCCTTGACTCATGAACTTGCCACGAAACTCGTCCGTGGTCAGGTTGAAGCCGATCTGCTGCTTGGCGGCGTACTGGATCACCGAAAGGCTGCGCCGGCCATCAAAGCCGAACCCGGGGAAGTGCAGCACATCGTCCTGCTCGTATCCACGGCGCTGCCCGAGATCCTGAACGAAGTACACCAGGCGATCGCCTCGCCGCTCGACCACCACATCCAGCGGGTGATGCGGCACGACCTGCACCACCTGGTTGGCCGCGTTGCGTCGCAATGTCGCGAAGCCGTCGCCGTGGAACAGGATCGACTTTGTGACGTACTCCCAAAACACCGCCGCTGAAAAGCGCGGGGTGGGCTGCTCGTTGAAGATCCACCACAGCGGCGTATCCCAACGCTGCCGCCCGTTCTCGATCCGCTCGTAAAAGTGCATCGGTAGCGAGGCGATCGCACCAGCGATCAGCCTGGTGCAGGCGAACACCATAGCGACACGGGCTGCAGTGTCTTCGGTGACCGGCTTACCTGCAGCCGATGGCGTGCCGAAGAACTCCATCGCGTGAGCCTCACCGCCCTGCACGATGGTGACCGCGTCCTGGAACGACGGCTCGATGCGGTCAACCGGCGCGGCCGGCGGCGGCGCGGCCTCCGTAGAGCCTCCGCGCAGTAGGTCAAGAATGCCCATATCAATCGTCCAATGAGGCGTAACCGCTCTCGATAACCTGCGACTCAGTGGCGCCCTGCAGCCGGCCGATCGCCATGACACCCGCCACGATCCCGTCGATGCGACCGGTGGCGCGCTGCTTGGACAACTTCCGATTGCCCGCCGGATCCTCCTCGGTCACGGCGTTGGCCGCGTTCCATGTCAGCACCGGATTTCCGTCATGCGACAGCAGCTGGTCGAGCAACATGCGCTCGAATTCATCCACGGCGGGCGCCATGTCCTTGAAGCCCTGCCCGAACTTGAAGAACGGCGGCAGGCTCAGACCCTCCTGATTGACCATCGCCTCGTAGTCCTCGACCCGCCAACGGTCGGCGGCGATCTCCCGGATGTCGAATGCCGTGCAGATCTCCACCAGGCGGCGGAATACGAAAAGACGGTTGATCGCCCGGCCTGGCACCGCCTCCAGATAGCCGGCGTCACGCCAGGCAAGGTAAGGGACGCGGTCCTTGTCGGCCTTGTCGTGCAGTCCGTCACCCGGCAGCCAGAAATACGGGATCAGCCGAGTCACCGGGTCATCCTCTGTCGGGTCCAGCGCCACCACGAGGGCCGTCAAGTCCTGCGTGCTCGAAATGTCGAGTGCCGCAACGCCAGAGCGCCCGTACAGTGCCTCGATGCCGATAGGTGGCGTCGCCTGGCACGCGAACCAGATCTCTCCGGAGATCCACGGCGCTGACGCCTCAGTCCACTGGCAGAAGCACAGACGACGCACGGTCGCCTCTTTCGACGGCATGCCGCGCGCCTGCGTGACTTGCTCGCGCAAGTACTTGATGCCCGGGATACCGTACTCAAGGCTCGGGTTCGCTTTGGCCCAGCAACTTTCGTCCTTGAACGGATCGTCGCCCTCATCGAGCGCACAGATGAACGCGAAAAAGCTGTCGTCGACCAGCGTGCCGGCGCTCACCTTGGCGCCGTAGTCGTGGTAGTCCCAGCACACCGTGCGCTTGTCGGTGCCGCTGTTCGTGATCATGAAGATCAGCGCCTGCCGCCGGCTTTTCGTGCCCGCGCGCATCATCTCGACGACGTGCGGCCCCTTGTGCTCGTGGATCTCGTCCAGCAGCGCAATGTGTGGACGCGGCCCCGACTGCCCGTCGTCGGCACTGACCGGCCGGAAAAACGACGAGGTCGGCAGATACGCGAGGTTGAATTCGCGCATGGCGCCGCCGGACTTCTCGATGCGCTGGCGCAGCAGCGGCGACTGATCGACCATCGCAACGGCGTCGCGAAACAGGATCTGCGCCTGGTCTTTCTTGGTCGCCGCGGCGTAGATCTCGGCCCGCGCCTCACCATCAGCGGTCAGGCCGTAAAGCCCGATGCCGGCGGCCAGCGGTGACTTGCCGCTGCCCTTCGCCGTCTCGACATACGCGACGCGGAAGCGCCGATAGCCGTCCGGGCCTTTCCAGCCGAACAGACTGCCGATGATGAAGGCCTGCCACGGCTGCACGTCGAACGGCTTGCCCTCATAGTCGCCGCCGTTCAGGCATAGCACGTCCTCGAAGAAGCCGATGGCGCGATTTGCCGCGTCCAGATCCCACGTCAGCCCTCGCGCCGGCCCTTCGACCAGGTCGCGCAGGTGACGCGCACAGGCATCGCGAACGTGCGGCCCGGCCATGATCTTGCCGGCGGCTACCGCCTGCGCAAACTCGGTTGCGCGGTCAGAAGTACTTTGCGGCGACTGCCTTTTCGCCATTTTCGAACAACTCCCCTTGGCCGCCCGCCGGCAGCTGCACGCGAGCACGCGCCGAAGGGTTCAACCCGAAAAGCGCGCCCGATGCGCGCATGCGCTCCTCCGCGCGGTTCGCGATCTGCATCCACACGCCGATTTGCTTGTATCCGCTCGGCGTGGTGTCGACGTAACCGGCCTCGCGCTTGCCGGTTTTGGTGCGCGCTGCGGCGCGCGTCTCGGCGATCATCGAGCGCGCAAACTGCCAGTCCGCATACGCCTGGCAGTAGACGGCCAGCTCGCCCTGGTCGAGCTTGTTGATCAGACCCAGCAGGTAAAGATCGGGCGCCAGCTGATCCCAGATCTCGCGCGCCGCTTCGTCGAGCACGGCGGGACAGTCGGGCGCATCCTTGACCAGCTCCCACTGCACGCCAGATTGCGTCAGCTCGCTGATCGGTTTCTTGCTTCGGTTGCCTTGGATCAGATGGACCGTCGCGGGCAACGCGCGCCGTCCCGAGTTGTTGTTTCCAGCCATCTCAATCTCCTTTCGCTATACCCCCCTCCCATATTTCCCGCTCGTACAAACGAAGGTGGGCACGCGGTGCGGAAGCAAGGCGGAAAAAACTTTTTTACCCCCCCGCCCTGCGCCAGTGGTGCGCGGCGTCGAGCGGCACACCATCGAGGCCGCAGCCCCGGAGCGTCCCGCTTTTCTCCAGCTGCTGCTTGGCCCCGTCGTGGCACGGCTTGCACAGCGACTGCAGGTTGTCGGGATCGAAGAACAGCGCCTCATCCCCACGATGCGGCTGCTTGTGATCGACCACTGCGGCCGGCGTGACGCGCCCGAGATCTCCGCAGAACTTGCACAGCGGCTGCTCGCGTAACTGGCGCGCGCGCAACTGGAACCATCGTTTGGTGCCGTAGAGCCGGCGATAGTCGGGACGCGCCATTCGAATACCCAAAAGAATCGGGCCGGCGCAATGAAGGTTGCGACCGGCCCGACGTAATGCCTGGCAATGCAGGCAGGGAGACACCACGACCGCAGCGTGCGCAACGCGCTTTCCGCACCAAGCCCCCACTCGCTCGAAAAGCAAAAGCCCGATCGGGACAGATCCGGATCGGGCTCGTTTCGCTGCACGCACTGAAACCACAGCGTAGCCGAAATCTACTGAATCTCTGTCACGAATTCAATAGAAGGTCCAAGGGTGGTGTCTTAAGGCCCGGATTCTTAAGAAGAAATTCGACACCGTTGATCAGCGCGGTTTGCATCCGCCAGCCATGGCGCTCGGAGACACGGATGCGCTTGACCGCCAGCCGCATCGGCGCTTCCTCGACATAGAGCCCGATCGCCAGCTGGTACAGCTGCCTCGGCAGTTTGCGTAGCGCCTCGTGCGTGCGCTCGCAGTCCTCGGCGGTCACCGGCGTGTAGGCCCGCACCGGCTGCGACCGGATCTCCTCAAGTGTGAGCGAGCTTTCGCCGTAGCCTCTCGGCCCGCCACTGTTCGCCCATGCGCCCCACGACTGCAGGCGCTCGACCACCCACTGGTTTTTTCTAACTTGCGTACCCTTTTCTGCGCGCATCGTGCCTCCCGTTGTCATTCGCCGCGGATCTTTTTCGCAACTCTTGTCAGCCTCGCCAGCATGCCCTTCGGCGGCGGCCCGGCCGGTATGTGGGAGATCCTCTCGCGCAGCGCTGCATCAGCGGCCTCATGCGACGCAAGCACCTGGACTGCTCGCTCACGACGCTCACGCACTGCTGGCGCATACGTCGGCACCCATCCCGGCCTCGCCGCCTGCTTGGCGCAGTGCGCAAGCCATGCAAACGGCTGCACGAGGCCACCCACCTCATAGCGGCCCCGCCATTCGTCCATCACGACCTCGCGAAGGTTTTCAGGTGCCAATGCGAGATTCGTTGCAACCATGCGCCGCTGATCCTTCGACAGACCGCTCGGCCAAGCCAGATGCGGCTCCCAAGAAAGACCACGCTTCGCCCCCCTCTCTGCAAGCAAGCCATTTCCCACCGCCGCCGCAGGCTTGTGGCGTTCCTCTGAGGACGCTGCCGGTAGACCTTCGCTCGGTGTTTCGTCAAGGGGGTTGTCGATCGGCGGCGCCGCAGGCGTCGTCGACTCGATCTGCCTTTCAGCCCCACCGGCCGGTACGGCTGGGGGGGTTGGGGGGGAGGGTTTTAAGGTTTTAAGGTTTTCTCCGGACCTCGGATGTGTGTCGGCTTTCGCCGTTTTGCTTGTTTGCCGTGTTTCCTTGAAATCCTTGCTGGTATTGCCTTGGCGAGCCGCTTGTGGGGGTGTCGAACCTCTGTCGGCTTTTTTCGGGGCGCAATTATCCGTGTCTGCGAGCGGGCACTGAAAAGCGATACGGAACTGGTCGCCGATCTCGCGCAGAAGGCCATGCTTCACCAGTTGCTTCGCCAAGCGACGCACCATGGACTCGGTATGCGTGACTGCACGGACGCCCGGCCGCGGCTCGACATACATCCACTCACGCAGTGCCTGCCATGAGATCCCCACGCGCCGACCGACCTCTCCAGTCCCGTAATCCATGCGCGGCCGAATAGCGGCCACATAGAGCCGAAATGCCGCATGGCCGAGTCCCGACAGCGCGTCCAGCTCGGCCTGGTTGAGTTTGATTGCCGCCATTACTGATCCCCTCCCTCCGACCTATCAAAAGCCGTGAGGTCTTCCCAGATGTGCCCCAGATTGGCTTGCCCGTCATAGGTGCCGATCCAGTGCTGCAGCGCCTTGTCGACGCGCATTTGCGCTGCGTAGTCGTGGTGATTGATGCTGACACAGCGGATTACGCGAGCTTTCCCGCGCTTGATCACGAAGACACCAAACGCCGTCCCACCTGCCAACACTCTGGCCTTGATGCGAGGCCAGGCAATTTCCAGCTCTCGTCGGGTCAGCGGCCTTCGCGGGCGCAGGACAAGCGAACGCTTGACGGTCCTCGGCGCTACCAATGGCGGGAGGTCAGTGCGCGTCATGTGCGTCGCCCTCCTCGCTTTCCGCCGCTGCGTCGATCGATCGGCACAACCGCATGAGCGCCTGCGCGAGCTGCTCGGCCTCAAGCTGGATCTTCTTCCGCTCCTTAGACGTGATGCGCCTGTCAGCTGTCGCCGTCGTCACCTCCTGGATCACGTCGCCAAACTCGCTCGCCAGATCGCCGACCTGCGCCATGATGTCTTTCGCCGTAACCGGCGCGACGTCGGCCGGCACAGCAATCGCCAGCATTCCGTGCTGCCAGCACAGCGCACGCAGCGGCATCTTTGCATCCGAATCGCCATGGGCTTCGAGCAACTCCACGATCACCGAGAACTCCTCGACCGTCAGCAGATGCGTCTTGACCTCGTGGCGCAGCTTGTTGCGCAACACTGAGGGCGAAACCTGTTTGCCCATGCGGCGACCCATTGCGCCCGCCAGGCTCTCGATGCCGTATTCCCTTGCGCGGCTGTAGAGCGCTTCGAGCGGGTCGATGTCGGAGTACTCGTACGTCATGTGCAAATTCCCGGTTTTTCAACGTGTTAACGACACGCCACTTTGTTTAATCTCTCTCAAAACGCGGCACCGACCGCGACACAGGGAGAAAAACCATGTACCAGCCAAAGCCGAAATTCCTTCGGGCTCTCACGCCGACGCAGCGCAAAGCGCTGGACCGCCACCGCCGCCACGCAACGCCGCGCGCGGCACTGCCTGATCACTTCCCCACCCCTGCCAAGCGGCCGGCCACGTCAATTCGGGCCAGGTGTCTCGCCAATCATCCGGCCTGAGATCGATGCGCGAGACGCGCCCCTCGGTGTAGCGCTCGATCTGAACGCACCGATCCGGTCGCGGCTTTACTCCGTGCACCCACTGATTAATCAGCGACTGGGACACGCCGATCGCTTCCGCGACCTCCTGCTGCGTCAGCCCCGCCTGTTTTAGGTAGGTATGAAGATCCATGGAGCGCGATATTAGAAGTTCTAATCCCTATGGTCAAGAGAACTTCTGATTGGCTTGTCCTAGGTTTAAGTAGAGATCCTAATAAAATACCGCTATGGCTACCGTAACCAAACGCCCCCTGACCGATGAAGAGAAGGCCGAAGCCTCACGCTTGAATGAGGCTTGGCAGTCATACAAGACTACCGCGTCTGAGCGAGGAGAGAGCGCGACCCAAGTGTGGCTAGGATCGGTCACAAATCTAGGCGGGCAAAGCGCTGTAGGGCAATACCTGCGCGGAATCATCCCCCTGAATCTGCGCGCCTTAACGGCCATTTGTGCAGCCATCGGCGCAGATCCGCACATCATCAGCCCACGGCTGACTGCATCGTTGTCAGGACTTGGCAAGAATCACCAGATTAGGGAAAACCCTACAAACGGTGAAAGAAATGCTAATGGTGCAGCGGCTTACAATCCCCCTACATCGGGAGACAACTTCGAGGCAGGCCCAGACCTTCGCCCGAGGCGATACCCCGAAATTTCTTGGGTTCAAGCGGGTAGGTGGACAGTGATTGGCGAAAATTTCGTACCGGACGATGCCGTTGGGTGGCATATGTGCCCGGTCGACCTTGGGGAAAAAGGGTTCGTTGTGCGGGTCAAAGGCGTGTCGATGACAGCGCCTGCAGAATCGCGTTATTCATTTCCGGAGGGGACACTGCTGTTCATCAATCCGGATGCGGAGCCTGTGCCTGGAAAGTTCGTGGTGGTCGCGCGCAATGGCAACGAGGCCACATTCAAGCGGCTGATGCAGGTTGAGGGCGAGCTGTTCCTTGAGGCCCTGAATCCAGCTTGGCCGAATCGCTACATTCGCCTGGAGCCGGATCACCACATCTGTGGCGTGGTCGTGTTCTCCGGCATGACCCTCTAAGACGACGCCCTAGCCGCGGGTCTTGCTGCGCACCGCCGTCACGGTGCCCTCTAACAGGTCGAGAAATGCCGCTGCCGCGGCCTCGGCCTGCTTCGTCCATAGACCCTTGCGGTCGAGTTCCCCGATACGCTGCGCCAGGCGCACCGCTGCCTTGCTTTGCTGCACGGGCTCGCTCTTTTCGTCGAGCAACTTCCCGACCGTGATCCCGAACACGTCTGCGAGCGCACGCGCGCGTCGACCAGGCACACCGCCCCTCGCCTTCCAGTTTGTGACGACATTCGTCGAGACGTTGAGCCGCCCAGCGAGCCACGTCTGCGAACGGTCCGCCTCATTCAGCAACGCCTGAATGCGAACCCAAGGGATCATCACTTTTTCGTCCATAAGGCGCGACGGTAGCGATAAACCGCTCGCCGCTGTACAACATTCTGTGTTGTCGTTCTGACACAAATTGTTACCGCTAGACTTACTGCGCCCCTTTGAATGTGCGCAATCAGATGCATTCAAGAGCGTTTCTACTAAACAACACTTCTTGGTCGATCTGAATCTTTTTTAAGTCTCAGTTAAGCATCATTAGCGCAACTCATAGCGCACATATTAGAAATACTCTTGCGCCTTTTAATCAGAACTTCTAATATTCGCTCCACCCTTTCTACTGGAGAGCGAAGTGATCAAGAAGTACTGCAAGCGTGGCCTGCCCCTCTACATCGCCCTGATTTCCGCTGCCCTGTTCGCACATGCCGCGGCCCTGCAATGGGACGCACAAGCCGAAGACGATCAGCAGCAGAGCACCCCGACCCTCACCCGCCACGCGTGAGATGACCAAGCGGGCCGCGCCTTTCTCGAACGACGCACTGATGGCGGAATTCATCCGCCTCAAGGGAAGCGGTCGACCGGAAGACGCGATCCGCACGGCTCACATCCGCCTGCAGCTGATCGATTCCATCCGCAGGCGGCTCCGCGCGAAACCAGCCCCTCGCCGGCGCCAAGCCCCAGCCGTAGACCTCAAGCGACGCCAGGCGAACGACATCGATTAAGGATCCCATCATGCTGATCGGAATCACCGGCCGCCCCGGCGCCGGGCAAGACGCTGCAGCCGACTATCTCGCCGGCAACGAGCACCGCTTCACTATCGTCAGCTTTGACCGCCCGCTGCGCGCCATGCTGCGCACCAGCTTTAATCTCACCGAAGCGCATTTCCAGCCCGACCTCTACCACGTAACCGTGGCCGGCCCGAACAAGACGCCGGCCAGGCTGTTGCAAGCATTGCGCTGGGAAAGGATCCGCACCAACGCCGAGCCGGAAACGCTGCTCGATCCAGTGCGCGAAGCCCTCGCCGAAGCGCGAGCCCGCAATGTCGACGTGGTGATCCCCGATGTCTACACCGAGGCCGAGGCCGCACTGGTGCGCGAGTTCGGCGGCCAACTGCTGCACGTCATCAACAAGACCGCATCTGATCTCGGCCCGGATCCGCGCATCAAGCTGCGCGAGCTGGAGCGCGAGCTGCTCGTGCCCGCTGACCTGTTCAAGTTGTACGACGCGCTCGATGCGATCGTCGGCGAGGAAGCATTCTGCGAGGCCCTGTCATGAGCACGCGCCGCGATCACGCGATTCGACGCGGCACCGCCCCGACGATCGCCGCTGACAAGCAAAAGCTACAGCTGGAGCTGTACGACGGCATTGCCGCCCTTTTCCTCGACCCGAAGGAATCGAGCTATGCGCGCGTGGCCCGCATGGTGTCGATCGTTCGCCAGGCGATGGCACAGCAAAAGCTCACCACGTACGACGCGCAGATCCGCTCTGCCCAACGCGCGCTCGATGACATCTTCGATCGCTGGGAAGACATCTGCGAAGTGCGCGTGCTCGATCTCGAAAAGAAGACGCTCCGTGCTGCAGCGCCGGCGCTGGCCGAGGCGATCGACAAGGCATCGTATCGCTCGCTCCAGATCGCCCGCGATCGCACCGAGGCGGAGATGACAGTGCAAGGCGCCCCGCGCGCCGACCATCCCTTTATGGAGCGCCCACAATGACCCGGGCCCAACGCCAGCAGCGCCGGGATCCGGCGCCCTCGCCCGCCAGCATTGGCGCGCGAATCCCCAACGAAACCGCCATCCGCCTGGCAGCCACCTCGCGCCCGCAATCGAAGTTTCGCAGCACGCAACGCACGCACGTCGACGACATCGCCACCGACAAGTTGGCAGCAGCGATCAAGGCGCGATTCGCGCAGCTGCGCGCGCCGGGCTTCGATTGGGATGACCCTCGCAAGTTTTCGCCGGAGCTGCTCGCCAGCATGCTCGGCGAAGCGATCTGCTCTGGCGACGTGGCGCTGGTCGGCGCCATCGCGGCCACACTGCATTCGCGCATCACAGATGCACGAACTATTGCCGAGCACGCCATGCGCGCGTTCCTGCGCGGCTCGTGCCACGACCAGGCACAGCACATTGCCGAGCTGCAGGCCAAGGTGAAGCAACTGCAGGGGGCCAACGATGAATAGAGCCGGGCTCCTCGACCTTTTCCCCGAGGTGCGCGAGAGCGCAGAGTTTTGGTCTACGCGCGAGTGGAAAATATGGGCCGTGGACATGATCGCCGGCCCGACCAAGCGACCGACCTACAACACCACGCGCTACGTTCGCGCCCGGACGGCCGAGGCCGCTGTCGCATGCGTGAAGCGCAATCTGGTCGCACGGCCGCCGCGCGGTACGCGATTCACCGCCCGTCTGGCTACATGGCGCGAGCTTGGCTGCGTGAGGACCGCAGCATGATCCGCCAAAGCGATCTTTTCCTCGTGCCGTCCGCCCCGCGTATCGACGCAACTCGATACGAAGCCTGGCCGTTTCCAGGCCTCACAGCACACGAGACGGCTCAATCGGTTCTAGCCCAAAGCGCCGCATACAAGAGCGCAATCGCAGCCACCATTCTCTCCGGGACCGCCGACCTCCTCACCGAAAGCATGGTGCGAGCCGCTATCCCACAGGATTGGCAGGACGCGCTAGGACGATTCTGCCACGCCTCACTCTGCCAACGGGAGGCGGAGCTGCACGGGATTCGCCTCAAACACGTCCCGCATGACGGCGGCGGCTTCCATGTCGAATACCGCACGGGGGCAGCATGACCCAGCCACGCGAATGGCTCGCAGCCATCACCAGCCCCTCGCGCGGAATCATGGACATGACGCCTGGCGCGTGGAACCACAGCCCGCCATATGTCGAACGGGTCCGCGTGCGTGAAGTTCTGCCCGATGAGCCGTCGACGATCGTTGCGGCTGCAGCCGCTGGCAGCAGCGATACCGCCGCCGCTATCCACGCCGCTATGACAGATCTCGCGCGCGAGCTGGGCTGCGCATGGAGCGATGTCATCCCGCACAACGCCGGACTTTTCATTCCCGGCCAGGCGCAGGCCTGCGCCGATCCCGTTGACGCTATCCGCCGGCTTTTTGCGCACGTCTACGCCGGCGGTCACGTCCTGCGTCCGCCGACGCTTTCGCCCAGCACACCGGGCCACTCTCGCGCAAGCAAAGCAGACCCCTCTCCTATCGAAGTTGACCCGCGCCAGGAGGCGCTTTTCGAGGCATGACCATGACGCCAACACTGCAAAGTAAGACAGGATACGGATCACCCACCAATGTCGCGCAACGTATCCGCGAGTGGCTGGGCAAGTACGCAGGAGAAAACAGCGCCTCACTGCTGCTCTATGAAGCAATGAAGGCGCTCGATCAAGCCGCCCTCGCCGCCCCGGCAGAGCCTGCGGTCGCTGGGTTCAGCGCCCGGCAGTTGCGCACTATTGACTGCGTCAATTCGTGGCTGAAAGATGCCAAGTTGCCGCTCTACGCCGCCATCCCGGCAGAGTGCACCTGCCCGTCTGGGAACGGCTCACTGCGGCACCCCTGCCCGGCTCATCCGGCAGGCGCGGCGGACAAGGCCCGCGACTTCGAGCTGGATATGTATCGCTCGCTCTACGGCACGCAGGCGCCGACCAACGCTGTCACGGACGTGCTAGCTGAGCGACGTCGGCAGATAGAGGCGGAAGGCTGGACGCCGGAGCACGACGATGAGCATCGCGACTACTCCCTGTCATTCGCGGCCGGTTGCTATGCCATGTTCACGATGGCCTACCCGGCCGGGGATCCGCCGCCGCACTGGCCGTGGCCCGCTGAATGGTGGAAGCCAAAGGACCGTCGCAGCAACCTTGTGCGCGCATGCGCTTTGATCCTTGCCGAGATCGAGCGACTGGACCGTGCGACGAATGCAGCCTCAATCGCGGTCGACCATCCGGGGAATAGCGATGCGTGAGCACCCGATCCTTTTTAAAAGCGCACTCGTTGCGCGCATCCTTTCCGGTCAGAAAACGCAGACTCGTCGCACCAATGGCCTGGACTACTTTTCGCAGAACGACCCCGATAATTGGCACGCACGTTTCTGGGATGGCTTTGCCTACTTCCATTACAAAAATTGCCCTACCGAGCGCGAGGTGCGCTGCCCTTACGGTAAGGCTGGTGATCGGCTGTGGGTTCGAGAAACGTGGCAACACAGCAATTTTCCGCTTGGCCCATACGAACCCGATTGCGATGTGTTCTATCGAGCCGACTTTCTAGACGATCCCCTTGGACCGGATCTCGAACGTTCGCACGATGGAATCCGCCGCAAATGGCGCAGCCCGCTGCATATGCCGCGCAGCGCTTGCCGCCTCTTACTGGAAGTCACACGCGTTCGCATCGAGCGCCTACGGGATTGCAGCGAGGCTGATGCTAGCGCGGAAGGTCTCCATGCCTGGCGCACCACCGGCGCAGACGGCTATGAGGACGACGGGCAGTCGGCTCTCGAACTATTCTCCGACCTCTGGGACAACATCAACGGCGCCGGCTCCTGGACTGCCAACCCATGGGTGTGGGCCGTCGAGTTCCGGAGGATTCAGCCGTGACCACCCCTACCCTGGCCCGCACCGCGGCTATCCTTTGCAGCCGCGCCGACTTCCACCAATTCCTTGCGGATCGGTATCCCTCATCATGGAATCGTTGCACCCTGCTTTCGTACACGGAAAAAGCCACAAGTGTCGTACGCGAAATTTGCGGTGTTCAATCACGGAAAGAGCTGGACACGGACCGGGAGGCCAAACGCCGATATGACCAACACATCGGCCTTCCATTCAGCACTTGGCTTTCGCAGCGCTGAAATTCTCGCGTCCGTGGCGTGACAGCAACGCCACCCCGAAAAAGTGTCCCCAAGTGGGACACTTTTTTATTTGTCGCTTGTCATTCACGTTTCCACCGCCTATCGTTCACGCGAGTCAACTACACCGCACACGAAAACATGAACGATCAAACGAAGCGCGCCAAGGTCATCGCAATCGTCAACCATAAGGGCGGCTGCGGCAAGACGACCACTACCGTCAATCTGGCCAGTGAATTCGCGCGCCAAGGGAACAACGTCCTGGTCGTGGACATGGACCCGCAGGCGAATGCCACGTTGCACATCGGCAAAGTCCACCCAGCCAAGGTCGCCCACTCCACGGCCGAGCTGCTCACTGGCGACAACTCAGTCCTCCCCCTCGCCGTCCAGGATGAAACCACAATCGAAGGCGTCAGCCTGATCGCCGGCAGCTTGGCTCTCGGCAAGGCCGAGGACGATCTCAAAGACCTCTCCACCCGCCCTAGCGAGGAATTGCGCGACAAGCTGCAGCCCGCCATGGCCGTGTATGACGTGATCCTGATCGACTGCCCGCCAAGTATCAAACTCCTGTCGAGCAACGCTCTCGCCGCGGCCACACACGTCATCGTGCCCATCGAGGCCGGCGACCAGTACGGCCTCTACGGTGCCGAGGATTTGCTGAAAAAGGTCTCACAGATCCGGCGCATCAATCCAGATCTCGAAATGCTAGGCGCCCTGCTGATCAAGTACGACGACCGCCAGACAATCTGCAAGCTGCTCGCCAACCAGGCCGAAAAGACTTTCGGCAAGCTGCTGCCGGAGAAGATCTCCCAGGGCACTGCCGTCAAGCAAGCTGCCGTCATGAAGACCAGCGCGCACGGCGTCGACCGCAGCTCCAAGCCGGCCCGTCAATTCCGTCAGCTGGCCGCAGCTATCGCCAAGCAGCTGCAGCTCAAGGTTAGCGACGACGCGCTGGCCGAGGAGGCAACAGCGTGAGCAGCAAGAACCTGAAAGCACTGCTTGCACAGCAGGCCGAACTGAACCAGAAGAGCCATCGCGAGGCGGACTACAGCGATGACTTCGATGTCGGGCGCCGACACACCAAGATCCCGCTGGAGCAAATCACAGTCGGCAGCTACCAGCCGCGGCTGACATTCTCGGAAGAGAAGCTGCGCGCCCTGGCAGACTCCATTGCCGAGGTGGGCCTCACTCAACCCGTCACCGTCCGTCCATTTGGAAATGGTTACGAGCTTATCTGCGGCGAGCGGCGCCTGCGCGCCCATAGGCTGCTAAATAAGCCGACCATCGAGGCCATCGTAGTGGACGTGGATGAGGGCACAGCCGCTGCAATGGCCCTGTCCGAGAATATTGATCGGGAAGACCTAACCGATTGGGAGATCGCCGCGGGCATCAGGAGACTAGAGGTTAAGTATCCGAAGCGCGCCCACCTGGCGAAAGCCCTCAACTTGGCACGGTCAGAACTCTATCGCTATCTCGCATTCCACGACCTACCCGATTCGGTGAAAGCGCGCCTACAACTGAAGCCTGACTTGATTGGCCGCCGAGCCGCCAGCGAACTGGCGCAAGCCCTCAAGCAGAATCCGGACCTCACCGACCGATTGGGCGAGGCGCTGGACAAGATCGCGATGGGCGAACTGGAGCAGGGCGGGCTTATTAGCTTCCTGGAGCAGCCGCGATCAGCAAATACCCAGCAAGAGGGCGTGCAGAGCGAGAAGCCAGCCAAGACGCCCAGCAGCAAGCCTACGACATACCTGACTCGCGGCGAGGCTCGCATTGGCTCAATTGCTCGCACCTCAACGCAATTCGTGATCAAGCTTTCCAACGAGGCTCTGCCTGAGGAGAAGGCGGCAAAGCTCCAAGAATTCCTCCGAGAGCTACTGGAAGAGGGGACCTAAAAAGTGTCCCCAGGTGAGACACTTTTTCGCATATGTGGGGGCGCGCCCACTGTGGATAAAGCCTGTGGATAGAAGCACTTTTCCCCGCATATGTGGGGGCGCGTGGTCGCATATGTGGGGGCGCTCAAATCGCATATGTGGGGGCGATTTGTCGCATATGTGGGGGCTACGCGCGCATATGTGGGGGCGGAATTCGGGCCTAAGTGATTGTCTCTACGAGAAAAATTGCCCGCGCTAGTTATTGCTTTTAGGGGTAGGTTTACTTTTAGCTTTGCTAGTAGGGCACATCGCTACAGTGGACAACCCTACGGTTGCCCACGTTTCGCGATGCGCTCGACCAGCCGAGTAGAAACACAACATCAAAACAGAGTGCCCCCACATATGCGAAGGGGGTGCGGACACCGTGCTATGGTGCTAACCGACACGATGAGGAGGGGTGTTCCTGCGATGGACGACGAGACATCCGACGCATTCGAATTGACGCTATCGCCGATAGAAACGCCCGCAAAGCCCAAGCGGAAGCGTACCTATGCGTCACGCAATGCCATCACCCCCAGCATTGACAGCCGCCTGGTCGAAGAAGCCCGCGCTATCGAGGCCGAAGACGCTTTTCGCGCGGGTACAACGGGATACTTGGGCCGCACGCTGGTACAAGCCACTTTGCCGTACCGAGAGCCGCTCCGATCACTGGAAGTTTGGGAGCGAACCGTTGGCGAGACCAGCTTGATCATCAAGCAAGGTCACGCGAAAAACAGAGCAGGGGAGTGGGAGCGTGTCGGGTTTCCGTACGGCTCTTATCCGCGGTTGATGCTCGCATGGATTGGGGCGGAAATTGTGCGCACCAACGAACGCACGATCATCCTTGGCGACAGCCTGTCTGCTTTCATGGCCGAGCTGGGCATTGGCGAACACCGCAGCGGTGGGAAGAACGGTGCGCGGACCCGTCTGCGTGACCAGATGATGCGGTTATTTCTGGCCGACATTTCCGCACAGATAGGAGGCGCGTCGGTAGATGAAAATCTGCGGATGCGAAAGCTGGATGTTGTCAAAGACGCTGATCTTTGGTGGTCGACCAACAATCCCGGCCAAGCGGGCCTGTGGCAGTCCAGCATAGTCCTAGGCGAGCGTTTTTTTGAAGAAACGAAGGCGAACCCGGTGCCGGTCGATTTGCGCGCCCTGCGAGCCTTGAGATCCTCTCCCATGGCGCTAGACCTCTACAGCTGGATGACATACCGCTATTTCTCCCTAAGCAAACCAACCACGGTGCCGTGGGATGCCGTCTTTCACCAGTTCGGCAGCGAGTACAAGACCGTGAAGAAATTCCGAGAGAATTTCCTGCCCGCCCTCAAAAAGGTGGTGACGGTGTATCCACAAGCCAAGGTCACTCCCAAGCCGAGCGGGCTTTTCATGGAACCGTCATTGACCAGCGTCCCGAAAAAAATCAAAGACTGGAGCTGAAAGTGTCCCACCTGGGGACACTTTTGCGCGCAGCCGCATATCAATCCTTATGATCGGAGATGGAGCACATGAGCAGCGCTAAAGATCGGTTCATTCAAAGCCTCAACCAGCACGAGGAGACCAAACAAAGCGGGCAGGAGGCCGTGCTGGCTTTTCAGGGCGCAGTGGAACGGCTAGGCCACCTCATCCACAACTGGCTCAACGAGGCGAATATCGACGGCCAAGTACAGGTGCGGGTCGCTCCGACGACGATTTCCGGAGCGGACGGGACTGCGCAGACGGTCTCCTATACCCTCAACTTCCGCGCCAAGCACGTTACCTTTGAACCGCTATACATCTCAGCTATTGGCGCGGCCGGCGTGCTGTCGATCAAGGGCCTGCGTTACGAGGCCCAGCTAATCCTTACGCCAGGGGGAGAGTGGTGGGTGACGCCTAACAATGGCGCCCCGATTGAGCGCCGACCGCTTGATAGCGAAGCCTTCTTCGGGCTGCTGGAGCACGCCCGATAATCGCTTCCAGACACCAAGGACTCCCAGCCTGGCGATCTTGCCGCCCGGAACGCAATGTAAATTATTTTTTGGCCTTGCCGTCGCCGGCGGGCTGCTCGTTCAGCGGCTTGCGCGTGACACCGGCCAGGCGTGCCCGGCGTGAGGCCTGCAGCTGCTCGGTGGCAGCCTTTAGATCCCGCTCGGTCTTGACGTGCGCCAGGCGCTCGGCGGCTAGCCTGGCGGTCAAATCCCGCACCTGCTCGGCCGCAGCCCTCTCGTGCTGCACGGTAGCAATGTAATCCTCCTCTGCACGCTTCCGACCCGCTTGCGCGGCCTCCAATCGCGCCAGCGCCACCGCAGCCTGCTGCTCGGCCGTAGCGCGAGCCTCCCGCTCCCGCTCATTGTCCGATGCCCGGCCCTTGCGCTCGCGCGCCAGCTCGTCGCGAGCAGTTGCCAGATCGGACTCCAGACGCGGCAGCGCTTCGAGGCGCAGCTGCGCCTTTGCCAGCTCGGTGCGCACCGACTCGGCCGCGGCACGCTCCTGCTCGACCTCGCCACGCACCAGCCGCAGATCTGCCTCCTGCTGGACCATACGCCCCAGCAGTGAATCGCGCTCGGTCCGCATGGCCTCCAGCTCAGCCCGCACCGCCTCGATGTCGTCAGCCTGGCGCTCGTTCTCGACAGCCAGATCCGCGTTGACCTGCTTTTGCTCGGCCAGCTCGGCGCCCAGTTCGGCCTTTTGCTCGGCCACGGCCTGCGCGAGGTAATCGACGAGCGCACGCTGCAGCGACACCGGCAGCGTGACCGGAACCTCCGCGACCTTCACCTGCGTCGCTCTCCAGCTTTCCAGCAACTTCATCACTGTCGCGTTGGATCCAGTGCCGAGCTTGTCGCGCACGGCGCGCACGGTCGGCTTGATTCCGGCGCCGCGCAGCTGATCGGCCACGGCGTTGACCTGCTCCTGCGTGATGTTTGCTTCCCGTACCATAACAGTCTCTCTTGTTTCGTTACGTTATGTTATGAATGATATGTTATGAAATCGAGAGAGGCAAGGAGAACCACAGGAGTCTTTCGAGACGAGCGGAGCCATTGCGATAAGAAAACTTATCGCAATGGCATTATCGAAGCTCACATCACATACGTAGTAAATGGGAGATACAACCACTTGGTTGTATAGCGGGCCGCACGCCCCATCTAGCGCGGGAAGATGTTTAGTCGTCTGCGCCTGGCTCGCGCACGTAGTGGGGGCAGCACAGCTCCTTGATGGGCGCATATGGCACGGCGTAGATGCATTCCATCCAGAGGCGAGGATGGGGGAATTCGTATCGGACGCCGAAATGGAGGCGCGCGCAGCTCCGGCAGATCGACTCGGGGACCGAGTAGGACGGCATGGGCGGGGGTGGCGGCATGAAGCCGGTGCCGGACATAGGGAATTTATAACTGTTTATCCATACAGTATAAATACCCCTAGGAACGTGTGAAGGCAACGCAACCCGGCGCCTTCTACTGTTGTCAACAGCACAAATCCCGCGTAAAAGGGCGGACTGTATCTACCAAGACACAAAACAACAACAAAAATGCTAAACAGCATTCAACTGCTGCGGCTTATCGCCGCTTTGTCGGTTCTCTTTGCCCACATGCCGCCTTGGGCCATGCCGTATGGCAATCCAGCCAATTGCGGGCGCGGCGCAGCCGTGTGCGGATCCATTGGCGTGGATCTGTTCTTCTGCATCAGCGGCTTTCTCATGGCCTTGACCACCGCCGGCCGCACGCCAGGCCTGCGCAACGCATTGGGCTTTGCAACACGCCGAGTGCTCCGAATCTGGCCCCTCTATGCCTTGACCATCATCGCCTTCATGACCGTCAATGGCGTCGATCTTCAGTGGTACTGGAAATGGCTGACCTTCGCCCCCTACCTGAGCCCGGCGGGTTTCCGGGATCCACCCCTGCCATCCGGCTGGACATTGCATTTTGAGATGTACTTCTATGCGCTGACCGCCGTTTGTATGCTGCTCCCCTGGAAAACAAAGGCTGCTGCTATTACCGTCACGCTGCTAGGGTGCGCGTCACTGCTGATCGACAACACGATTTATTTCACCGCCTCCATCATCGTCGAGTTTGCCTTCGGCATTGCGCTTGGCACCCTTTGGCAGCGTCCGGCAATATGGAGTCAACTGGTAGCCCATCGCGTACCAATCGCAATCGGCAGCGCGGTGTTACTGCTGTTTGCCGCACACGGCACCGACTGGCCTCACGAATGGGGCATGAGCGTCCCGCGAATGGAAGTGCGCTTGTACGCCTTTGATTGGCTGCTGCCTCGCTTCATTGGCTGGGGTGTGCCGGCAGCGTTGTTCGCGCTGTCAGTAATGCTGTTTGAGGATCGGGTCGGCAAGCGAGCCGCCGCTATGGGCGACTATACGTACTCAATTTACCTACTCCACCTTCCTGTCATATACACGGCTGGATGGCTGCACAAGAATCTTTCCGCAGACATCGATGCCATGCTGGCGGCAAGCGGCATGTACCCGATCGCCATATTCTCCACCACGCTACTCGCAGCATATGCTGCCTATCACTTGGTGGAACGCCCCACCCAGCTACTGGGCGGGGCCATTGCACGGCGCATCGAGGTGCGACCCAAAGCCTACTCGTCAACCACCCCGACCACAGCCCCTACCTCAGCGCGGACGGCGTTGTAAATGTCGATACAGGCATTGGCATCCCGGATGCCGGCGTTACCGTCGACTGCGATGGCGTAGAGAGCGCCTCCAGTCTCCGGATCAAGTTCGGCTCTCGCTTGACCAGGTCCGGAGGCAGTTCTGGCATCCGTGGGCACATCACCTGTCGATCCGGCCTGATGGTTACGGATGGCGAGTGACAGCCGGCGAGTGCCAGCACGATACTCAGCCAAAGCAGCTGCAGCGGCAATTTTTTCATCATCAGCTTCCTTTCTGGCTTGCGCCATGATGTTGTCGCGAGCCAGGCCCGCGTTACGCTCGAACTCTCGATAGAGGTCCGACCAGCCGCGCGCGTCGCGTGCAGCGGCGGCAACCTCGGCGGCATGCGTCGCACGTAGATCGGCCAGCTGGCGTTCATACGCATTCGCCAGCCATTTCCAAACGCCGGTGCCGGCCAGCAACGCCCCCAGCACGAACACGAACACATAGCCACGCCAGCCCGCCAGCGCAACAGCTACACCCTTAAGCACGCTTCCCACGGTTACCTCCTTGTCGGTTCATCCACCGCTTGAGCCAAACTTCCAAGTACTGCGACCCCACGATACCGAGCGCGCAGCCGACCCCATACAGCGCCATCGGCGGCATGCCCGGAAACTGCATCAGGCCGACCCCAGCAACCATTGACGTTGCCGCCCCCAGCACCGCGCGCCCAAAGATCAGACGCAGCGTGATCGGGTCATCGCTCACCAGGAGCTTGCCAAGCCCAATCAATGCACCCATGACCAGCAGCATGTAGAGATTCCTTTCGTGTTCCTGCATGAGACCCCTCTTTTTCACCCGTTGATAAATTGCCTTGCGAGCTGCCAGCGCGCCATTCGCTTATCCAGCCCCGTTTCACCGCCATTGATTCGGCGGGTTAATCCCAGAAAATCACCGGCATCGGCCAACTGATTGCAACCGTTGGCGAACCAGAACCATGCGGCGGACCGAGCCGCTAAGGCGTCATCCTTCGCCAGCAGCTCGGGATGCTCAATCAGGTCGACGCCAAGCGCCCGGCCGCAGGCCTTGTGGTTGTCGAAGAACGTGATCTGTTTCAGGCCGTGCCCGCTGTAACGCCAGCCGTCACCGCTTGCCGCATCACCATTGCCGTACCGGCCGGCGTAGACAATCGACGCAATCCGCCGCTGTCGCTCGATCGGGACAGCGGGCTCGCCGGGCTGACGGCCAAGCGTGGCCGCCAGGCTTGCCGGCATGCGCTTGCCAAACGTATCGATCAGCGCCTGCGGCTTGTAGTCGAATGATTCCTGCAACCGCGTGAAGCCCTGCGATTCGTGCCCCACCTGCGCGATCCACCCCGCCACACGTTGCGGCAACAGGATCCCGAATTCGAAAAGTGCCGCGTCGACGTGCGGCCACCACCGATCAGCCAGCGCATCACTCAGGCCGGCAGCCATCTTGAAAGCTCGTTTGTCCATGAACGAAAAGAAAAAGCCCGCGCATGCGGGCTTGATTGACGGGAACCAGATGAACTTCAGGTGCCAGGCGACTGCGGCCAGACCGGCGCAGCGAGATCGACCCGGCTTATATCCACGCGATATCGCTTCCACGCCAGGAGCGCTGTCTGCTCGCCGTCCGTTGCAATGCCGAGATCGACGGCATCCTGCAGCGGCGCAATACGCGCAGCGGCAACTGCCAGCAGCTCATTCCTCTGCGTCGTGTTTGCAGCCACCACCTGCTCCAGCGTGGGCGCAGGGCGATCCGTCAAGATAGGGCACCCATCCACGCCGCACACGATCACCTTCCCATCACCCTGCGCCACCATCATCGCGGCACGCTGTTCTGCGGTGACCAGGCACGCATCCGGCGGAATGCGGCAATCCGGGTTATCCACTTCGATAAGCGGAGGCTCCGCAGCCATATCGGGCACCTCTATCAGCGGCACCGATTCCCCAGGATGCGCCCCAGCCTGCCACGTGGGATCCGGAATCTGGATCGTCGGACGTCGCCACTGCGGATCGACGACTAACACCGTCCGTGCGCCGAAGTCAGCCGTATCCATGAAGCCAAACGACCCGTCCACCAACTTCCCGTAATAAATTGCCATGACCGTCCCCTTTACCAACCCAACGCGATGTATGTGGCATTCCCAGACTGGCGCGTACCGCTCGCAGACCACCAGTTACCATTCATTCCGGACAGCGTGGCACTGTTGTAGCCACCCCATGCGCCCGTACCAGAGCACTGGCCGGATACCACCGCAAGGAAAAAGGCATTCGGAAATGCCGTGTTGAACGTGACGGGAGTGTCGCCGGAACCAGATCCCGCAAAAGACCCCCAGTTCACAATGAGAGAGCGAACAACGGAGCCCACAAGAACGGGAATACGGATGGAACCGTATGCACTCAACGATGACAAGAATTGCCCCAGAGTCACCGCCTGCTGACTGGTCGCCGCCGGAGCCACCTGCAACGCGCCGCCCGAGCATTGAATCAGCACCCAGACGCCGGCCCCCGAATTCAAAGCCGCATTCCACTCCAGCGTCGCGATGCCACCCACCACCAGCTCGCCACCTTGCAATGCCTGGTGATTTCCACCCCAGATAGGTTTAGCAGCGATCGCGTCCGGCGCGAACGTCGAAGCTCCGGTGTTCGTGGTCTTCACCTTGATGCGCAATCGCATACCATTCGTCAGAGCGGTTACAGCTGGTCCGAACGTGGCCGCATAGACGTTTGCCACCCCGACATCTACACCGTAGTTGGACGCCTGCACCTGCATGAGCGCACGGATAGCCGTAGCCACCTGGTCACTGACGTTCTCGTTTGGAGCGATCCCCGCCAAAGCCAAAATTGCGAGCAGCTCGTCACTGATCAAGTTCCCCCATTTGCTAGGGATCAGCGACCCAATCTGGCCCGTGGTGGCATCTTCGTCGACAAACTTGCCATTCACCAAGCCGACACCAGGCACTGTTTTTGGATAATCCATTTCACTCCTCGTAGTTGAATAGCACCACCGTGTGGGCCGGCGCATAACGCTTCACCAGGCACTCGATGCCCTCGTTTTGGTTCATGCCGAACCGCTCACCCCACTGGGTGACGCCCCAGCGCCGACCACCCTCGATCCGCCGTCCAAGGTTCAACGTCCAGAAAAACTGCTTCCGCCACGTTCCGAACCCGGCAGACCCGAATCGGGATCGACGGAAACGTGGCGCGCGATGCTCGGTGATCGTTGCCCCGAGATAGCCCTGCTGCCAGACGATCGACAGGAAGTAGGGAATGCTCTGACCGCCGATCGCGACGTGCCGATCACGCACCGCCTTACGCCTATCCTCAAACGATGGCGATGCCCCCATGCACGGATCGGGCAGCCCCATGACGCGCTCCCAGTCCGGAACAAGCTCCCGCACCGTCGCGGGATCCGCCTCGTCGATCAAAGCGCTTACCCGCGCGTCGACCCGCGCGAATTCCGGACCGAGACCCGCAAGCAGCGCATGAATGGCTGGCGCCTGCTCCAGCTCCCACGCAGGGCCAGGCGGAAGAAGCGCAGCCAGCTGCTGCCGGTAGTCCGCCTCTGATCTCACAGCCATGCAATGCTCCCGAATGTCGGCATTTCGTTGGGCGCAAGAAGCACGTTTCCAGCGGGGACGGCGAGTTGATGGTCGTTCTCACCCGGCGAGACGCTGATAGCCTCCGTGAGGTGCGTCCAGATCACCGTGACGCCGAGATCGCCCTCACGCCGGAGGAGATCACGCAGGGATTTTTCAATCGCCGCACGGGTCTGCGAGGTATCGGGAAACGCCTTGACTTGGAAGGCGATGGCACGGGGCACCGGCGCGAGCACGTAAAGCTCGGCCGTAACAGGCCGCGTCGCCTCGATGGCCGCCTTTATCTGTTCGAGCACCACCTGCGCCGGGATCGGATCCGCATCGTTGTCGCGCACGACAAACAGCCCCACAGTCCCCGGCCCCATGTAGTTGCGGATGCACCAGGCGCGCGTGATGCCGTAGCCAGCATCCAGCGCCCACGTCACGTAGTCGTCGGCCGCGCCACCCTGCGGCACGATGCGATAGGACCGAATCACCCGCGATCGCAAGGACTCGACCGGTTCCTGATCGGTGCCGCCGCTGATGCCGCCGGCGCCCACAGTACCGGAGAACTCGACGCCAGGCACAGGAGACACCAGCTCCATGGTCACGCCCTCGTCGACATCGCCGGCGCGGCCCGGATCGACCGCGTTGACCGTGACGGTGGCTGTGGTGCCCACGAACTCGACAGACGCGGCGACCGCGTACCGGCGCCCATCCTGCACCTGCAGGATCGTGCCGGCGTCGATTACTGCTGTGGGCACGCCGTTTAGCACGACAGGCCCGGTAGAGGCCACCGCCTCGCCGCGCGGCGTCTTTAGCCGCAGCTTGGCGATGCGCAGCAGCATGTCCTCATCACAGGTGTCGGGCAGGATCTGGTCGGCCGCCCATTTGACGTGGCCATGCAGACCCGATGTCGCGCCGGCATGCACGCGCGCAATCACCAACTGGTCAGAGCGCCGCAGCGTATCGAGCGATTTGGCCGTCAGATCGGCATCGGCCCGCTGTACCAGTTGCGGAAGTGTTGGAGTGCTAAATGCCATGCTGTACCTGCCAGATGTTTTCGAAGTTGAACGGCGGCAGCGGGCCGCCGTCGTCAGTGAGCGTCACAACCATGTCGACGCGCGTGTGGTTAGGCCTCGTCAGCTGGATCTCTACCGTGCGCACCAGCTCGTCGTCGATCATCCATTGCAGGGCCTCGCGCGCGTATGCCTCGGCCTGGCGCAAGACCTCCGGCGTGATCGTTTTCCGGCGCAACAGCCAGAGGCGCGATCCGAGCTTGTCGCCATCCACGGCCGGGAAAGAGTCGCCCCACCACCCCATGCGCTGCTCGTCGTCGATCTCGTCGTCAGGCTCAGCCCGCCGCCAGGAGAAAAGGCTGATCTCGACCGCGCGATAGAGCAGCGCCTGCTGCGCGGTCGCCGTCATTGCTGCATCTCCCCGGTGATGTTTCCGGTTTCCGGGTGCCGGTGATGCAGCACCGGCTTGCCGTTGATCTCCACGTCCCCGGTTACCTTGAGCTTGCCGCCGGCCTCGACGTCCTTCGGAGCAGTGACCCTCGGCGCATTCAGTTCAATCAGATCCTCGGCATTGACGCGGAAGGTGCCGGTTGTCAGCTCGGCGATCTTTCCGTTTTTCAACACCAGCGCCTGACCCTCATGCGTGAAAATCGCCACCTCGCCCGGCTGCAGCCCCTGCAACCGCACGCGACGGTCGGTGACCATAAAGGCCACGCCGTGCGAACGATCGCCGCCCAGAAACGCCACCAGCGCCTCGGCGCCGTCTTTCGGATTGCTGGTGAAGCCGTACGGCTCGAAGTGCTCGACGTTGTCCTTGACCTCGCGCGCGGTCAGCCGCAGCTGCAGCGCCTGCAGCTTTCGACTGGCGTTCGCCAGCACCACCACGCCTCGCGCAATCATTCCTGTCACAGACTGATTCATTTTTTCTTTTCCCAATCGGCGGGCAGCAGGTACTCGAAATCGTCCTTGCCCTTGCCCGTCTTGTCGCGCTTGCGGCGCTTGGTCGGATCCGGCGGCTCGGCCTCGAAACCATCGGGCGGCGCCACGGTGATCTTTGCCTTGGTGCCGGCCTGGTTGCTCAGGCTGTATTCGATTTCCGTAATGAGCAGATCCCGATCGAATCCGACCAGCGGATCCACCACGCGCACGATCTGGTTGTGCCGCCACAGCGCGCCGTTTGACTGCCGCCACCCCTGTACCTCATAGGTCGTTTGCAGCGCCTTGCTGATCCGGTTCTCGCGCTCCCATGCCACCCGCTTACGCGCAAGCTCTGGCGTGGTCTGCCCGCGCTCGTGCAGCACGAGGACGCGCTTGCGCTGGATCCGCGTGTCGGTGGCGCGCGCCTCGACCTCGCTGGCCGCCAGGCCGAAGACCTCATCCGATCCGGCGCGCTGGCCCTTGCTGACGTACTCGGAAAACACGCCCGTGAAGTCCAGCGGCGCATCACCACTGATCAGGTTGACGCCTCGCTCCAGCCGGTCGACTGCCCGGCCAGCGCTGCCCGGCCTCGCGATCACGAGCCGCCCCTGCGCGTCGTCAGTGGAAAGCAATCGAGACAGGCGCAGCAGCCGGTCGATCGACTGGAATGCCGATTCGCCTGGCTGGATCGTGTGATCGGCCAGCGTGGTGTTGTCCTGCAGCTCACTAACCACCGGGATCCCGTAGGGCGATGCCAGCGCCTGCACGATCCGCCGCACGCTCTGGTTGCGCCATTGCCCCGGCGAGTTGTCGGCGCCGCAGTCGACCAGATCCCCGGTCAGCGATCGGCCGGAGACGGCCGTGGAGATCTCGCGCGCGTTCCAGCGGACCGGCGTGGCGTCGACCCAGCCCGTCAGCACCAGCTCGTTGCCAATGCGCAGCTCGCAGCGATCGCCTTGACGGATCTGGCGCGGACGTTCGCCGCCGCCCGGCCACTTCCACGTAATACCTACCGAGAAGTCCCGCGCCTGGCGCTCGATGCCCGCCGTGATCCGGATGTCTTTCCAGCCGCCATAGTCCATCCCGTTGACGGTTAGTGTTACCTCGCTCGCGTCACTCATTTCATCGCCACCTGTAAAGGCGCCGCAGGCAGGAAGCCGGGATGCGAGGCACGATTGCGCACCACGATCTCGTCGGCCCGCGTGGCGTCGCCATAACGGGCATAGGCGAGCACCAGCGCCGGCACCGGCTGACCAGGTGTCACGGTCGTGAGGCGCGCTGCAGGCCGGGCCACGGTCGCCAGGTGCCGCGACACCTGAATCCGCGCATCCGTGAGCAGCTGGTAATGCCACTGCGGCGCGGTCTGCGCTTGCTCCCACATCGTTTCCGCGATCTCCTCCCGCACCTCCAGCACATCGTCTGCGACGGGGATCTCCGGTCGCTCGATGGGCTGCAGCACCTGCACATCGACAGACGGTGCGCTCGGCAGCGGCGCGGGAACGGTCGCCACCGGCATCTCGCCGACTTCCTTGACGGTGTCGGCGATCAGCAGATCCTGCGTGAGCTTCACCACGGCATCGTGCGCAGCCGCCGCAGCTTCGCCCTGTGGCGGCACCACGGTCGCCAGCGTGGACACCGCCGACGACTTGCCGAAGAGGCTGGAGAGGCCGGAGCCGAAGCCATCGAACATGTGGAACGCCCCCGGCACGCTCGCCAGCACGCCACGGATCAAGCCAGTCAGCTCGGCCGGCGCGTTGAGCACCAGGTTGGCGAAGTTCTGCGCCGTCCCGATGGCCGCAGCGATCGGCGCCGCGTACTGCTGCAGGGCGTCCATTGCGGCGCCCGCCGCCTTGGACAGCTGTGAAACAGTCACCTGCGCGGAATTGACCGTCGCCATGGCCTGCTCGAACCGCGTCAGCGCCCCATCCGCCAGCGAAGCACCGGCGAGGGACGCAGCCTTGCCGGTGTTCACCTTGGCCGTGGGCGTGGCCTGGTCGCCCGACTCGGTAAAAGTCAGATCGAAGGTGACCATGCCGCCGTCTTTCCACGAGTGGGACATTTCCCCGACACCGGCCTTGACGTTGAGCGTGCCGAGCCACGGATGCACCAGCTCGCCCTTGCCCTCGGTTTCCACCGCGGTGAGCAGCTTGTCGCGCTTGTCCATGTAGTCCGAGCCGATGACGAAGGCCGTGATCTTGTATTCACGCGTGACGCGGCCCATGTCCTCGACATAGGGGACATTCTTTCCCGGGTATTCGTGCGTGACCACCCGGCGGCCGATGGGAACCTTGTCCCCTTCGACCTCGAATGGCACACCACGAAAAGAGGCCGGGCGTAGCTTGTCTCGCCAGCTTGCCATTGCTTTCTCCTGATTAATCCGCCCCCGAGAGCGAGCGGTATCCGACGCGCGGCGTCATGGTGAGGCCGGGCTGGTTGGTGTTGCCTGGATCGACGCGCGTGCCGGCTGGCGCGTTCTCGAAACGTACCGTCATGTCGCCGCGCAGCTGCTGCGACTGCGCCGTCTGTGAGGACAGGGAAGCCGTCCAGTTGCGCACGGAATCGGTCCCCGATCGGATCGCCCCGCCAGCCGCCGCCGCGCCCTCACCCCCGCCGCCATTGAATACGGCGCCGACCTTTTGCCCGATCCATGCCCCGGCATTGACCAGCGGCTCGATGAACGGCTTGACGCGGTCCCACAGGCCGCTAAACCACGCGACGATGGGCTCCCAATTGGCGATGATGATGCCGAGCGGATGGAAGCTGAAGAACGCGTCTTTAATCCAGTCCCACGCCAGCCCGGTCACCGCGACCACCGCATCCCACAGCGCCCCGAAGAACTCGGTGATTGGCTCCCAGTTGGCGAGGATTGGCCCCAGCGGCGTGAAGCTCAGCGCCGATTTGATCCAGCCCCATGCGACTTCGGCCCGGCTTTGAATACCGGCCCACAGATCTGCGAAGAACGGACCCACGGTCGACCAGTTGGCGATCAGCAGCCCCGCCACCAGTGCGATGCCGCGCACCGCCAGGCCGATCGGCGTCAGGCTGGTGACGCCCATCAGCAGCTTGATGCCAGCAGCAGCCGCAACCGCGCCCAGCTTGAGCACTGTCAGGCCTGCCGCCGCACCGAGCACACCCTGAATCACAGCCGGGTTCGCACTCGCGAAAGCCGACATCCCATCGACCAGCGGTCCGACGTACGCCAGGAACGAATTGAGCGGCGGCAGCAGGATGTCGCCCACCGAGATCGCCAGCGCCGTCACACGGTTCTGCATCAACTGCATGTTGTTCGCCGTGGTGGCGGCGCGCGACTCGTATTCCTTTTGCATCGAGCCGGCGTATTGCGACGCCTCGCCAACGCGCTGGAAATTCTTCTGCAGCAGATCCATGTTCGTGAGCAGAGGCGCAATAGCCCCGATGGATTCCTTGCCGAACAGCCCATCCAGCACAGAGGCCTGTTTCGACTTGTCCACCTTGCCGATCGCGGTCAGCACCCGCAGCATCGTGCCCTGCGCATCCTTTTGCATGTCCACGGCCAACTTTTTGGCATCGAGCCGCAGCGCCTTGAATGTCTGCTGCTGCTCTTTGGTGGCCGATGCGCCGGAGGTGAGCGTCAGCATCATATTTTTGATGCCGGTTGCCGCAATCTCCTCCTGCACCCCCATGCCCGCCAGCGTCGCGCCCATAGCCGCGATCTGGCTGGCCGCGAAGCCCGCCACCTCGCCCAGCGGACCGATACGCGTCACGATCTCGGAAATCTTGGCAGCCTTGGCTGGGCCGTTATTGCCGAGATAGTTGATCTGGTCGGCCAACTGCACGACGGCGTCCTGCCCCAGCTTGAACGAGGTGCGCCAGGTCGCCATCATTTCGCCGGCCTGCTCGGCGGTCTGATCAAACGCGACGCCCATCTTGACCGCGTCCTCGGCGAATTTCGGCAGCTCGGCCTTATCGAAACCGGCCTGGCCGCCGGCGGCGACGATCGCGGCGATGTCCTTGGCCGCCATGGGCAGGCGCTTGGACATGTCCATGATGTCCTGCCCCATGGCCTTGAACTGGTCAGGCGTGTCGAAATCGACCACCTTCCGCACATCCGCCATGGCGCTCTCAAAGTCGATCGCCGACTTGGTCGCCGCGATGACCGGCGCAGCAAGCGCCCCGCCGGCCAGCACATCCTTGAACGAGAGATCGCCCAGCCCGTCCGATTTCAGGCTCTTCCGGAAGCCGGCGATATTCTTGCGGATGCCTGCAAGAGCCGGCGACAGCTGATCGACACCCGTGATCAGCGCCTTGAGTTGAAACTTGTCAGCCATTCTAGGATTCCGGTTGTCTGGCCCGGTTGATGCGATCGGCGTGGTGCCAATACTTCATCAGCCGCGGAATGGGCCGCTGCAGCATGACCTCGGGATCCATGCCCCAGAACTCCGCGAGGTCATACGCCAGGTTGACGATCAGCTCGGCCTCTTGGCACCCTGATTCAAGAAAAAACCAGCGACCCACCAGAACAGATTGTTGAGATCGCCAGGCAGGATCTGCCGCACCGAGCCCATCGGGATCCCGGCGCAGCGCGACACATACTTCATCGCGGTCTTCGTGTTGATCAGGATGGTTTCGCCGTCCTCCAGAAAGTACGGCAGGCCTTTGCAGTCCTCCACGTCTTCGCCAGTGGGCTCGCGCAGCTTCAGCTCGGTAACTTCCTCGCCGTGCGCCTGAATCGGTTTTGCAAGCGGAAAGGTCTTCATTGCCAGTTACCGTCGTCACCGTTGAACTCGATCGACACCTTGCCGTCGTCACCGGACACGGCGGGCTCACCGATCACGTAGGCACCCTGCAGAACGTAGATCTGCCCGCCCTTGGTTTCAGCCGTGATGACCATGTTGATGGCCGTCTGCAGCTTCTTGATCGGGAAATTCTTGGTGAAGGTCAGATCCGCCTTGATGTAGGCCGGCAGATCTTCCTCCTTGAAGTAGCCCGGACGGATCGTCTCGCGCTTGTACTTCATCAGCGGCGCCTCGAAGGCGCCCTGCACGTCGAATGCAAAGCCGTCCGCCTTGATGTAGACGGTGCCGGCGACTTTTTGACCCATGTCGGTCTCCTAGAATGCGAAGCGGCCCGCACGATGGCGGGCCGCAAAGGGATGGAACGGGAGGACTTACGCCGCCGCTTGCTGCGGGTACTGCAGGCGGAACTGGTTCTGCAGCGCGAAGATCCGCAGCTGGTTGATGTAGTCCGGGGGGAACAGCACGTTCACGCGATTCGGGTTGTTCGCATCCCGCTCCACGATCAGGTACTGCTCGAACAGGTCGGCGTTTTCCACGATGCCCTCCAGCTCCATGGCGCGATACTCGGCGACCAGCTCGGCGCGGATCGTCGAAGGCGTCACGATCGACTGGCCGTCACCGAAGCGCGTGCCGTCGTCGGCCAGCTTGTGGCGCCCGTACTTGGTCGTGATGACGCTTTTCAGGCGGCGCATGACGCGCGCCGTAATGTGCATCGTCTCGCTGTCCAGATACGAGTCATCGGGCTGGCCGTAGGCGTTGCGCTGGTACGTCGTAATGCCGCGCTCGATGCGCACCACGCCGTCGCCCGACGTGGTTGTGGCGATGCCGTTCGAGAGCAGCGCCTGGCGCTCCTGAAGCGTAAAGCGCTCGCCCGATGGCGCCGCGTCGATGCCGACCAGCTCACCGGTCTGCGTGGGGCGGGCCACATCTGCCGAGATAAACACCGCTGTGCGGGCAGTGAACGCCGCAGCGTGCTCCCACACCGGCGCCATGACGTTTGTTTCGAAACCCTCGATCGTGACGTGCTGATCGTTGCGCACGACGCCGGCGGCAACGAGAGAGCCCAGCGATCCGCGCATCGCCGTATAGACGTGCCCATAGATCTGCGACGACCATGCCCAGCGGCCGGAGATGTCACCCATCCAATCGCGGCAGGCATCGAGCGAGGCCGTGTCGGTGTACGGCTGGCAGATGAACTCGAATTCTTCGTCGCCTACGGCCGCCAGCACATCGTCCATGTCCGGGCTGCCCACGCCGCCAGCCATGGCCGTCACAGCGACAGTCAGGCCCGCCGGCGTACGCTCGCCGTTCGCCAGGCCTGCCCGGTTCATCTCCAGCCGGATGTCATTCCCGGTCAGACCCTTCCACTTGGCAGTCAGCGTCACCTCGCCCGCGACAGCTACCGCCTTGACGGGCATGTTGACTGCCGCGTTGACCACGTTGGCGAGTGCCGTGGCCGCCGCCGCCGCGGTCATACCGTTGGCCACCGTCACACGCAGGCGTCGCCCAGCGATGTAGGCATTGAGCAGCCCCGCCTCGGTCGCGGCACCGGTAAAGGTCAGCTTGCCGCTGGCTGCAGTGCCCGTCGCCAGTTTGATCGGCAGCACCCAGATTTGCCCCAGCGGATCGCCGACCCGGAATTTCCGATACATAGCCGACAGCATCGAGCCATCACCAGCGATCGCGTCGACATCGCTTTGGCGGCTGGCAATCGCCAGCACGCCGGCCGCGCCGGTGGCGTCGTCGTTCATCTGCGCGATGATCAGGCGTCGCAGAGCCGCCGCCGCGCCGCTGCTCGCCATGGAATTGTCGATCTCGCCATAGAACAGCGGCACCCGAACGTCGTTCGGAATGTTATTGAAGCTCACCGACATTACTTGGCTCCCTTGGCGGTCTTTGTGGTCGTCGCAGCCATACCGGCCTGCGAGTCACCTTCGGTTGCGGTTTCCGTGACTGCCGGTACTTCGTGCTCGGTCACGTCCTGTTCCTTGATGCGGCGCGCCCAATACGGCGATCGCACCACGTCGCGGCCTTCGCTGGGGAGCGTGTCGCCACGCTCCGGATCCGGCACCACGCGGCCCACAGCAGGCACCACGCGCACCGTTTTGCGGTCTGTACTCATGTTCATCCTTGATCAAGCTCCACGCGGAGCACGGTTTCGATCCGGCCATCGGGGCCGGGCTTCTGCAGGTTGGGATCGGCCATCGGGTCGATGGCATCCAGATTGATGTCGACGCCGGCAAGCGCCGGGAGGCCGGCCAACTCCAGCTCCTCGAAGGTTTCCGGCGCCGCGCCGCCGCCGAGCGTCCACTCGCAGCGGAACGTGAAGCGGTACAGCACGCGGCCACGATCGATAAGCAGCAACTGCCCACCCTCATACGTGACCCGCTCGTAATCGGGCATCGGCTTCCAGCCGACCAGTGCGCGCAACAGCTCGGCACGAATGTCGTGCAGCGGATCCGCCACCGACTGGCCGCGTTCGTCGCCGGTTTTCAGCGCCACGACCACGTCGAACTCGTCGAAGATCGGTTGCCGGATGCTGTTCTGCTGCGTGTTTTCGCCGGGGTCGTCGGCCGTCATAACGACGTAGGCCGCCGGCATCGGCAGCAGCGCGCTGTCGCGCACCATCTCGAACTCGATGCCGCCGCCGACACGGCCGCCAAACGTCGGCGCGTACTGGCGCAGCTGCGTGACCACAGGGGATAGCTTCATGGCAAGAAAAAGCCCCGCTCAGCGGCGGGGCTATTGAGGGTCTATCGGATCCGCAAGCCGGCGGCGAGCGCGGCACTGAGCAGGTTTTGCACGGCCGGCGCCTCCTCCTCGAGGGCGTCGGTCATGTAGTTGGCGCGCGGCTCGATGCGATACGGGCCACTCGGCTGCGCCTGGTGGTCTTTGCGCCGGACTGCGCCTCGCTTCACCCCATAGAACAGATAGGCAAAGTAGGGGGCGCTGGCCGGAACACCGCTGCCGGTCTTGGGCTCGATTCGCACCATGAAGCCCGACCGGCTGACCTTGGCGCGAATCGACTTAGCCAGATTGCCGAGGCGCTTGCCGGGATACTCGCCAGCCTTCGAGCCGCCCTTGCGCGACACCTTCTTTCGGGAAGCCTTGGTCACCAGTGCGCCGGCGCGACGCATTGCCTTGCGGATCTCGCGCTTGTCGAAATCGACCGAGCGGTCGAAACCGTCAAAGCCGTCGATGTGCATGTACACGCCTGGCTTACTGGCCATGCTGCAGCTCCTCCACGTCGAGCATGGTGAAGCGATGCCCGCCGTTCATGTCGGTGACGCGCTTGACGCGGTAGATCCGCGCACCATGCACCACCTCGTGGGCATTCGTGATGCCGTCGAGATAGCGCACGATGATCCGGTGCGTGACCAGGTCGTCGATCTGCGCGCTGCCTGCATAGGTGGCTGCGCCGGCCGGCGTGATCTTGGCCCAACGCTTGCGCGTCTCGGGGAAAGTCTCATCAAGCCCCAGATCCGCCGCGGGCAGATCCAGCCGGCGACGGATGGTGACGCGGCGGTTTAGCTCACCAGCGCCCGGCTCGATCAGGGAACGTGTCGGCTCGCCGCTCATAGCCCCACCCCGCAACGGTGATCGTCCAGCAGCCAGTCGTACGCCTTGCACTGGTTGTCGGCAAAGACCGCCGACACCTCGCGCTTGGCGTAGAACTCGGCCGCCAGCAACAGCATGGCTAGCTCGATGTCCTCGGGCACGTCGACATAGCCAGCATCGAACGCAATTTCGAAGGCGGTGCCAGCCGGCCAGGCCGTGACCGGACGGACCAGCATGCCCTCGGGCACCTCTTGCGTGCCGTACGCCATCAGCGAGACCGTCTGCCGCACTCCGGCACCGTCGAGGTACGTGACCGACGTAACCACCGCCGGGCCGTATCCGCGCAGGATCAGCGTGCTGCACTGCTCGCCATCCTCCAGCACCGCCTTGTACTGGCCGGCACGCAGCGGCCGGCGCAGGTAGCGCTCGGTCGCCCGGCGCACGGCCGGGATGATCGTGCCCTGCAGGTACGCGGTTTCGTCGTCGTCGGCGTCGTCAATGCGCGCCTGGAACTTCGCGCGGTCAAGGTCGATCGGCTCGCCCACCGGCGCGGTGACGGTCTCGATGCGCATGGATTACTCCTGCGCGGCGATCGACTCGGCGTAGGCCACCGCTTCCTTGCTGGTGTCGACGGCGCCGGCCTTTTCAGCCGCTGTGGCGACAGACTTCGGGAGCGACACCACATCGTTGGGCTTGCCGTGCTCGCAGTCCACCAGCACGCGCACCTTGACGGTCGTCTCGGCCTTGCCCGCCGGCTTGGTGCCCGCGAGATCCTGATCGGCGCCGCCGTTGTCGTTCGTTTGTTCCATGTTGACTCCTGGGAAATGAAGGGAAGAACGGCCAGCCCTCGCGAACTGGCCGGAACGGCGTCAGGTGATCAGGTCGCCGAGTTCTGGTAGGTCTTGACGGCCAGCAGATCCATCAGGTTGCCGCCGCTGCGTGCCCACGCGAGGAAACCGACCTGGCCCTTGGACGCATACGCCGAGTCGTAGAAGCGGAACAGCGTCACCTCCAGCGCATCGCGGATCGCGTACTTGTCCATCTGGCCGTAGGCGATCGACTTGGCGTTTGCGGCCATCGCCGGCACGTGGCTGTTGAGCGTCACCGGCTTGCCGAGCAGCTCGTCGGGTGCGCCCTTGGTGATGCCGCCTTCGTAGCCAGGCGTCCAGATCGGCCGGCCGTTGCCATCCTTGAGCTTGCGCACCACCTTGCGGGTGCTCTGCGCAAACATCCAGCGCGCACCGGACTGGTAGGCTTCGTCGACCGATTCCTGCAGGTCAACCAGGTCGTCGTAACCCACCGTCGCGGTGCTGCCGACTGCGCCGACCTTGCCGACGGTCGCGGCGGTGATCATGCCCGTCGGCTCGCCGACGCCGGTGCCGACCGTGAATTTGCGGTTGCCGGCGCGGGAAATGCGGGTAGTCAGACGGCCGAACACCAGCGACTCGACATTGAGCGTGCTGTCCTGCAGCAGCTCGATCGGCACCGTGATGATCTTGGAGCCGAACTTGAACACGTTGAGGGGGCGCGTACCGAACGCGATGTCGGCACTGCCGGCCTGCGTGTTTTCCGGAACGATCTCGCCCTCCTCCGTGGTGCCGTCCGTGGTGGGGAACGACAGCGGATTGCCCTGCGCCGTGCGGATCGACTCGGCCACGTCGCGCATGCCACCGAAAGCTGCCATGGCGTCGATGAATCGCGTGGCGACATCGGTCTGCACGGTGTAGCCGCCTTCTGCCGGCGTCGTCGTCGACATCGTGTTGCGGATCGTCTGCCAGTCATCCGGCGTCAGCGCCTGGGGACCGTTGCGCAGCCAGGTGTTAAACAGGTCGCGGGCCTTGGCGGCCTGCGGATCGACCACGGCCGCCGCCGGAGGAGCAGCCGCGCCGCGCCCCGGCTCTTGCCCGGTGATCTCGTTGAAGGCGTTTTCCGCCTCGATGTCGAGCAGGCGCTGGTGATTCTCGATCTCGGCGTTGATCGCGTCGATCTTTTCCAGCAGATCGTTGTACTTCTTTTGGTCGTCGTCGGACCACTTGGCGTCGCCCTTGTTGGCGAGCATGTTGCGAGCGTCACGGGCCAGAGCCGTCTTTTTCTCGCGCAGTGCTTGGATCGTCATCTGTTCTCCAGAGGTGTAGACAAAAAAAAGCCCGCCCCAGTTACCCGGGGCGGGCGGTACGCGACGCGCGAGGCGTTACGCGGCTTCGAGCAACCGAAGGCGCCGCTCATTACTGGCGGCGATCTCGGCGAAATCGGGCTCATTAGCCGGCGGCGCGGTCAGCGCGGCCGGGGCGTTCTCATACGCAGCGAGGTTCCACGGCTTCGAATCCTTGCTCGTTTTGGCGGCCGGCACGATGCGATCGACGAATCCGTGCTCTTTGGCCTCCTCGGCGGTGAACCAGGTTTCCGCCTCCATCCATGTCACGATCTGCTTTTCGTCCTTGCCGGTCTTGCGGCGATAGTCGGCGACGATCGTGGCATCGATCTTTTCCAGCAGCGCGGCCATTTCCTTCATGTCGGCCTTGTTGCCGATAGCGAACGACCAGGCGTTATGGATCATAAAGAACGCGCCTTCACTGATCTCCACCTCGCTCGCAGCGAGGGCCACATAGGTGGCCGCGCTCGCGCACAGGCCGTCGATGTGCGCGATCACCTTGCCCTTGTACTGCGCGATCGCGGTAGCCATGGCGCGGCCCGCCATCACGTCACCACCAGGCGAGTTGATCCGCAGATGCACCACCTCCACAGTCATGGCCGCCAGCGACTTTGCGAAGGCATCGGCCGACACACCCCAATCACCGATCACGTCATACAGATAGATCGTGTCGCCCTCGGCGCGAATGCCCGT